TAGTTTTTGATAAAGGCTGGAAAGATGTAATTATTACAGGAGAAGAAGTATATTGGACAGGAGAGTTAAATGGTAGACCTACTATCAGAGCTTGTAATCCTTTGTATTTCAACTATGCTAAATCAAAAGATGTTGACTTCTTGGATGAAGCAGACTGGTGTACTTATGACGAGTATCTATCTATTTACGAGATATATCAAAAATTTGGTAATATAATTACCGAAGAAGAGAGAGAAGTTTTTGACAAATATGAGTCTACATTAAACTCTCCTTCAGATTCTAAGGTGTGGGAAATTATTCCTAACGCTATTATGAATCCTACAGATTCCGAAGCTACTCCTAGCTGGGTAGATCCTTGGGAAGATAATTACACGGATAATTTTAAAATTAGAAGACTAAGAGTCACACATGTTGTTTGGAAGTCTTTGAAAAAAATTAAATATATCTTTAGGTTAAATGAAAATGGCACCCTAGAAAAAACTATTGCGGATGAAACTTATGTTTTTAACAAAGAAACAGATGTTAAGCAAGAAATTTTATGGATACCTGAATTCTGGCATGGATATAAAATATTCACCAATCCAAAGATTTACATAAAAGTTGAACCTATTCCTAATCAATATAGAGACGTTGACAATCCTTTTCAAATTAGAGGACCTTATACAGGCTCTGTTTATTCGGCAAGAAACTCAGCTCCTATAGCAATTGCTGACTTAGGAAAACCTTGGCAGTTCTTGTATAATGTAGTTATCAATCAAATTATTGAATTGATGAAGACCGATATAGGTAATGTATTGCTAGGATTACAAGAACAGATTCCAAAAGAAATGACTCCTACACAGTGGATGACTTATATTAAGAAATTCAAGGTGGCTTTAATTAGTGCTTCTAAAGAAGGAGATTTAAGAAATATGGGTGTAGATCCTAACTATTGGAAATCTATCAACCTATCTCATGCACAAGAAATAAATCAAAAAATACAATTATTAGAGTATATTGAGAAAAAAATGGCACAGTCTATGAGTTATAACCCTGGTAGACTAGGACAGCAATCTCCGTATGAGTCTATAGGTAATAACCAACAAAGTATTATACAGTCTTCTAATCAAACTGAGAAATGGTTCTACATGCATAATTATGTAAAAGAAAGAACCGTTGAGAACTATATTGAAATTTGTAAAGTAATCTATAAGGAAAATCCATTGAAGGCTTCTTATATTCTTTCAGATTTAAGTATAGCTACATTGAATACAGAGGTGGCAGATTTTGCAAATTATAACTATAAAGTATTTATTACTAATACATTAAGAGATACAGAGATTATTAGTCAATTGAAAAACTTAATTCAACCTATTATCCAAAATAGTGGAGGAGATTTAAGAGTGGCTACAGAAATTCTCACTACAGAGAATGCTACAGAGGTTAAAAACATCATTGCTAGAATTCAAGAGCAAAAAGAAGCTAAAGAAGAGCAAATGCAAAAATCTCAACAAGAGCAACAAATGCAAATGCAACAAATGCAGATTCAGGCTAAACAAGAGGAATTGAAGACTCAAAAACAAATGGCTGATGATAGAAACGCTGTAACATTAAAGTCTGCTGAATTGAATGCTCAGAGATTACAAAGAGCTAACGATATTGACCAAGATGGAACAAACGATTTGATTCAATTACAAATGGAAAAAAACGAAAATGAGTCAAGCGTAGAGCTTAATGATGCTAAAATAGCACAGATACAACTTCAGAATAAAAAAATTGAAACAGAAATTCAGATGATGAAACAAAAAGGGAAAAAAGATTAATCCCTTATAAACACTGGGCTCACCAATTAATTTTTTTATTATAAGAAAAAAATAATTTATAAAAAAATAATTTTTTTTCAATTTTGCAGTACAAAACAATTATTTTACACACACATAAAACAAACAAATATGCAAGAGAGCAATTTAGATTTTGACATTATAGAATTCAATGACGATCTTTTAGATGATAACAATTTGTCAGATAAAATAGAATCTATAAACGAAACAGAGGAAACAAATAAAGAGGATGATGATGAAGACCATGACTCTTCCCTAGTTAATCCTGATTTAATAGATGAAGACAATATTGATGATCTTGATCTTAATGAAGAAGAGAAGCAAGCAATCTTAAACAAGAAGAAAGAAGCAGCTTCTTCCAAAGAAGAAGATGAGGAGTCTTCAGACGAAGATGACGAAGAAAATTCAGAAGTAGATCCTTTAAAAATATTTGCTTCAGAATTACAAGAGAAAAACCTTTTAAATCTCCCAGAAGATTGGGATGGATCAGAAGATGCCTTGTTTGAAGCTTATGAAGCTACTTTAGATGAAAGAGCTCTAAATTTAGTAAAAAGCTCATATAAAATAGATGATCCTAGAGTGGATGGTGTTCTTAACTTTTTAAAGCATGGCGGAAATATTGATGATTATATCAATTTACACGCAGAAACAAATTGGGTGGATGTAGACATTGAAGACGAGGATAATGCTACAGCTCTAGTAAAGACATATTTAACTTCGGTTAAGAATCTTGAAGAAGAAGAGGCAGAATCGTTATTGGATGGGTATAAAGAAAAAGGAAAGCTATTTAATCAAGCTAGTAAGATTCAAGCTGATTTAAAAGTTTTTAGAGAGAAACAAGAAGATGATCTTATCAAATCTCAGCAAGAATATGCTCGTATCCAAAGAGAAGAGTATATTAAGAGTGTAAATAAAATCAGACAAACTATTCAAAGTGGTAAGAGTGATAATGTAGTTATTGCTAAAAACCAAAAAAGTAATTTTGAAGATTTTATCTTTTCTCCACAAGAGATAAGAAACGATAAGGGAGAGGTTGTAGGAAGAGCTACAGGATTTAAACAAAAATTAAATGAGTATCTTTCTGATCCTGAAAAAATGGTAGCATTAGCTTACAAAATATTTGAAGGATTGTCAGATAAGTCAGATAAAATTGAAGTGGCTAGTAAAGAAAAAAGCAAGTTGGCAGAAAGTTTGAGAAGAGCTTCTGGAAAAACAAAACCCAACACAATTAAATTAGAATTCATAAATTAAATATTCAAAAATAAAATTAAATTAACATGAAATTATCACAAAGTAAATTCGGTATTATAAAAGCTCCTACGATCACAGGTGATCGTAACTGGGGTATGAACTATACCAACTTAAACAATCTATATGCTGCTGGTTTGATTAAAACAGACGTAGATGCATTAGGCGGTATGGGTCAATTAGCGTCAATGAAAACATTGTTTGACGGTACTGCACCATTATTGGAACTTGCACAAGGTTCTGACACTATCACTATTGAAGGTGACAAAGTAGAATGGGAATTCATGGTTTCAGGATACAGACCAGCTCTTATCGTTGAAGACGTTGAACCAGGAAACTTGACAAAAGGTCTTGCTCAAAGAGAGTTTAGAATTAAACTTGACATTGGAACATTTGTAGAAGGTGATACATTGGTATTCACTGACAGCAAAAAATTCAACATGCGTGTAAGCAAAGCTCCAGTTAAAGAAGGTTCTTTCACAGTGTACACAGTAAAATTGATGACTGATAGTCCAAACTTGTTTGTTGACAACAGTTTGTTTACACCAGGAACAAGAGTAATGAAAATGCACTCTACTTATTCTGAGGCATCTGTAAAAGGTGGTTCAATGAGTGTTGATGCTATCGGTAAAATTAAATTCCGTTCTGGATTGACAAGATTTAGAAAGCAATACCAAATGACAGGAGATGCTGCTCAAAGAAAATTGAACGGTAACTTGTCTGAGGCAGATTTGTTGATCTTGGCAGGAAGAAAAGCAGGTGAGAGCCAACAAGCTTTCCAAACAAGAATTGCTAACGCATTGAGCAAGAAAAATACAGGTAACATGTATATCACTTCAGTTGCTGAGGTTAAATTCAACAAAGAATTTGAAATGGAAAAAGAACTTCACTTGATGTATCAAAGAAGTACTTCTACAGTTATTGACGAGTCTACAGGATACTTTGTAAACCAAGGACCAGGTCTTCAAGAGATTTTGGAAGATGGATACAGAGAATTCTATAACACTTTCTCTATTGGTCTTATCAAAGACTTCTTACAAGATATATTCTTCGGAAGAGTTGCTTACGATCAAAGAAATGTTGTAATGTGGACTGGAGAGATTGGATTGAGATTGTTTGATGAGGCTATCAACCAAATAACTCAAGGTTTCTTCAAAGATATGAAAGATTATTTCATTAAAACAGATGGTGCTTCATTGGTACCAGGTGGACCAACAGGATTGTCTTACACTGAAACTCCATATACTCAATACAAATTGAAATTTGGGGGTTCATTGACAGTTATGCACATGAAAGCTTATGATGACGTAACATTCAACACTATCCTAGATGAGAATGGTTATCCAGCAGAGTCTTCAAGATTTACATTCGTTAACTACGGATTGGGAGATGGTTTTGGTAAAAACATTTCTTACTTGAAATCTAAGAGAGATGTAGCTTATGGTTTCGAAGGTGGATTGTCAAATCCTTACGGTAACAACCAAGGTTCATTGATGTCTCACGCAGGTGACTTCTGGACAGTACATAGAATGGAATACGCAGGTATCATGGTAAAAGATGTTACAAAATGCGGTGAGTTGATTCCAGCAGTATTAAGAGGAAAATAAAACCTTTATAGGCCTTAGGGTATGAGCCCTCTAATCATACCCTTTTTTCTATCATTGGATAGAGGATAGCAGGAGGGAGGTATGGATCTCTCTGGTCTCATAAGCCAGTTTAACCAGTTCGAGTCTGAGTCGTTGCTACTATTTTTATTAATCACACAAACAACAAAACAATGAGTACACTAACAAACAAGAAGGTAAAAATTTACCCAAACATTAAAAAGAATAAGCATTGGCAAGTAAATATTGACCCTGCTTATAGACAAGCTTCTGAAAGCTATGCGTTTTTGGCTAATGCTAACACATTTAGACCACAATTTGACGAGAATGCTTACAGATACCATCTAGGCCCTACCAATAGTAGATATACTGATGAACAAATAAATGAATTAGTAAAAAAACTTGCATTAAATGACGAGTATACTAATCAAAAAATAACTTCAGCAGATCCTTCTAATAGAAAGGACCCTTTCTTTACTCATAGTAAATGCAGGGCTAAATTAGGAAGAGATATTCAAGTTCTTGACCTAAATAAACCGACAGAAGAATTGATTTATGCAATTATGTCGGCAGATTCAATGACAGTAATAGGAGAGACTTCTCTTTCTAAACATCCTGCTGCAGAGTGGATCATTGAAGATGAAATAGCAGACGCTACTGTGAGAGAATCTAAGCGTGAAAAAACAAGTAAATTACACGAAAGATACAATAAACTCACCCTATCTCAAAAAAGAGACATGTGTACCGCACTAGGTATTAAATTGACAGGAGATGAGAAGGAAGTAATTATAGAAGACTTGTTGTATTCTAAAATTACCGAAAATAGTAATAAAGAAACTTTGGCAGCTATTCAAGATTTATTTATTGAGTTGTCAGATTCTAAAAATAAAGCAAAATTGGAAGTTACTATCAATGTTGAGAAAATGTACCAATACGCAGTGTTAAGAAAAGAAAATATAAAAGTATTCTTCAATGGAGAGCAACTTCAAACAGATACTATGAATATTATTGATTTCTTACAAAAACCAGAAAATTCATCACTATATTTAAGCCTAGAAGAGGCTTTAAAAGCTAAAATGAAATAATGTTTTCAATAAAAGAAGCCCATTATAAATTTAAACAACATGCAAACAAGGTAGATGGGTTAAGAAACGCTAACTTTCTTATACCTCAGATAGACGAATACCTTTTTGAAGCTTACATAATTTATATTGAAAACATTTGTGAGCAATTAGAGATAAACCAAAAAAGAAGAGATGACATAAGGGAGCTGGAAATAAAAAATTTTCCACTCCCAGTCACTAAGGTAAACGAAGACTATTACACTGCGGATCTCCCAGCAGATTATTATAGATATTTAGAGTCCTATTCTGTATGCTTTACAGATAAATGCCCTAAAAAAACTATTAAGAATTTTTTCATACAAAAGGATGATATTTACACAAATGATCCTATGTTTAATTCTTCCTATGTTTTTGAAAGAGTAAACATGGACATGTCTGGAAATAAGTTATACTTATACTATGAAGGCTTCGATATAGAAAAAATATTTCTTTCTTATATTAGAAAACCTTTAAGACCTGGAAATCCTCAAGATTTTACCTATGGAGGAGGGCAATATAACCTTCCTGATGGTACACCTGCGGTTCAAAGAGATATAGAAATAAACTCAACTTTCCAAGCAAACAAAATTATAGATATTGCAGTATTAATCGCAATGAGAGATGTAGGTAATACTATAGATTTTGAATCACAATTAAATAAAATTTTAAACATATCAAAAATTTAACAAACCTTAAATAAATTTAAAAATGAGATCAAGAATTCAAAAACAAATGTTCCTTCCAACTGCCGCAGTAGCAGGTAGTGCGACAGGATACGGTATTGTTGCAACGGGTACTGCATTTTACAATGCTACTACTAAACAATACTTACTAAGACCAGGTCAAATTGGTTTTTACAACGCTGAAACCAATACAGCGGTAGATGCTACTACTATTGTAGGAGTAAAATCTATTTTTATTGCAATTGGAGTAGATAAAAATCTTTCTAAAACAAGTTCAGACAATGTAAGATTGGCTTCAGGTGAGACTATTACATCTTGTTCAATGGATGATGCAAGTGTAAAAGCTCCTCAAACTGGACAGTCTAACAAAGCGAAGTTTAACTTCTCTTGTACAGATTGTTCACAAAACTATTCTATTGGAATCAGAATTAACGATCCTACATTGAACTTTTTCTACCCAGAAAACAGATACCATGTAGAATTGATTTCTGTTCAATCAGAAGAGTGTCCTTCTTGCGATGGTGATTGTAATTATACCCATGACTGTGAAGAAGTTGCTTTGAAATTGAAAGCAGAAATTGAAGGAAACGAGTTGTTGTCTAAATATGTTCAAGAAGTAAGAACTTCTGCAGACCCAGTTTCTCCAATTACTCCAGCGGCAGGTTTCTCTTGTGCAATCGAAGTTACTTTCAAAGTAAACACTGCAGATTGTGGATGTTTCCCTCCAGCAGAAGCTATTGTTGATAGATACACTATTGGAGCTATCCAAGTTATCTTAGGTTCAGCATGGGCTCCAAATTCTACAAGTGTTTCTGTAGATAATACAGGAATGAGATTACCAGAAGGTCACGGTGCTAAATTGCAGTGGGAAGAGTATCTTGAAATGCCAGGCGGTACAGGCTTTGATGGTTTGAACAGCGAAGTTGAAACTACAGGAGCTCCTTACTATGCTCAATTGAACGTATCAAGAACTAAAAACTTGCTAGTTGACTGTAATCAATCATATTGCCAATATGTACTAGGATACCATACAGTTTCTCCAAATGAGAATGCAAACAGTATGAACTGGCATCCAAACTTTATCACAACTATTCTAGTTCCAGAAGCACATACTACTACTCAAACAGCAGTAGAAGCTACTTTGAATGCTTTTGTTACTACAGGGCCTTGTGGTAAAACAATTAGCCTAAATTGTATATAAAAAATATTATTAAGTAAAATTAATTAATATATTGTTTTGTGTGTGGAGTAGGTGGCAGAGGAAACTTTGCCGCCTATTTTTTTTTATACATATAACATAAATTTTATAATATAAAAATTAATACTTACTTTTGTTAAATAAAATATAAATATACATGAAAAGAATTAATATTATTTCAGAGACAATTTATAAAGGACAACACAAACTTGTAAATCAAGGTGCCTTTATCAATATGTCAGACTTGATGGGAGACATATTCTCTTGTTTTGGTATAACTTGTTGTAATGGGTTACTTGCCAGCAAATCAGATTATTTTTTAAGAAAATCCTCTTTACTTTACGGAAGAAAAAAACCAGGAGCTAACTGGCAATCTCTAAACAAATTAGTGTTAGATGTTTATAACTGTTTTACAGGTACAACATTATGTCCAGGGTCAAGAAGCGAACAATGGTGGATTACCACTGATGTTATTAGACCAAGAAAAACTGTTGAAACTATCAACTTTACCCCGATTATAGAAAAAGTATTAGATTGTTGTGGCATTATCAACACATGTATTCCTATAAACTTTAGAGCTTATCAGGAAGATTGGGTAGCAGCAGGAATATCTAATGAAGCTGATTTCTTAGCATTACTAATTGCTATGGGTAATGGCACTCCAGTTGTAAGTAATTTTTCATTATCATCGAATGTAGGAACACTGAAAAATTATCTTGCAGCATCTATTTCAGGAGCAGAAATACTAGACTTTACATTCTTAACTCCTTCTTCTGAGTTAAATTTAATAACTACTCTACCTATAGAAACTTCTTATATAGATGTTTCTGGGCAAGCGTTTAATACCGATAGTTTAGATATTTTAGGAGGATTATTCTTACAAGGTACTTTACCTAAGAGTTATTGGGATAGTTCAAGCCAATTATCTTCTGACCAACCTAGTGCGGGTGTTCAGGCAGATTTAACTGCAGATGTAAACACTGTTACTTTTTAATAAATAGACTGCATGTACATAATATCAGAAGCAATTTTTAAGGGACAAGGTAAAGCTGCCAAATTAGGTGGCTATACTAGTTTTAGTTCTATATTGTGTGATATATTTAATTGTTACAATCTAACTTGTGATGCTACTACAAATACTTATATTAAGAAAGCATATATTATAAAATCTAATAAAAGGCCTAAGAATAAATTTATTTCTCTTACAAAGCTTATATTAGATATATATAATTGCAAGGCAGGTACTTCTCTTTGTGTAGATTCAACTGATTTTCAATGGTGGATAGATGGAGGCCAAATTAGACCAAAAGCCACTATTGAAACTTTAAACTTTGACAAGATAGTTGTAAATTTACTAACTTGTTGTGGATTAGTATCTTGTGGCGGCTGTGGTTTAGCAAATGCAACAGTTGATTTATTAGATTTAGCAGGCAATCATATTGCATATATCTTTCCTAATGATATTGTTTGTACCGAAACCTTAGTACCCATAAATGATTTAGCAGGAAATTTACTGGGATATATTCTACCAACTAACACAAATGGAACCACAGTGGAAATAAAAGATTTAGCAGGAAACACCCTAGGATGGGCATATTAATAATAATAAAATAAAAATATAAATGGCAACAGTAATAACAAGCACAGATATAGGGGCTTTTTTGGAGATTTCAGGAAGTCCTTTAAAATTAAATGCTCAAGAACAATTAAGAGGAGAAAACTATATAGTTGTTTATGGAAATAATACAGATATAGCCCAAAATGGAGTTGAATTAATTAATAAATACGATTATGCTAAAACCACTACTCCTTTTGGCCAAGGATTATCTAATACTAATAGGTTTACAGTTCTTGTAGCACCAGGAAAATATTATAATGCTTCACCAGCAGTATTTCCATTGGCAGACGGTCAATTTGAATTTTCAACAGATTATGTTGATGTAGTATCATTGACAGGAAATCCTGATGTATTTTTAAGTGGTATTTCTGTAGGAGGACTTTCTTACATTAAAGGAATGAATACTTCAGAAGCTATAAGTTTAGGGGGAGTTCAAGCAGGATTTAATTTAATAGATAGCAAACCAAATCAGAAAATAGAAAACTGTATTGGAGGAAATTATTCATTTGGATGGGGAGGTAATGTAGATGGTACATTTATAAACTGTATTGGAGGTAGTGGGTCTTTTGCTTCTGTTACTACTACTACACCTCCAATGGGAATTACTGATTTAGGTACAGGTAATATAGGAGGAATATTTATAAATTGTGAGGCAGGCTCTAACTCATTTGGAAATTATACAGTTATGACTGGAGCAAATAATTTAACAGGAACATTTACAAATTGTAAAGCAGGCTCTAGTTCTTTTGGAAATGACCAATTTATAATGGGGGGTACAACACTTTCAGGATTATTTACTAATTGTAGTGCAGGTCCAGGGTCTTTTGGAGGAGGTCAATCTAGTATATTGGCAGGAACATTTACAAACTGCAACGGAGGATTTAACTCATTTGGAGGAGACACTTCTGGAGTTTTTAATAATTGTGAGTCAGGAGATTATTCTTTTTCATCTTCGGGTAAGGTTGCTTCAGGCATTTATACAAATTGTAAAGCAGGAAATTATTCTTTTGGTCCAGGAGGAGGCGTAAATGCTACAGGAATTTTTACATATTGTAAAGCAGGTAGTGACTCATTTGGCAGTGGTACAGGAACATTTACAAATTGTGAGGCAGGAGATTATTCATTTGGGGCAAGTAATCTTGCAGATGGTACATACAATAAATGTATAGCAGGCTCAAATTCATTTGGAACTAATATGGGTCCTTCTATTTCAGGACAATTATATTTTTGTCGTTTAACTTCTGGAACATTCCAGACAGTAACTGGGGCAGGTAAAACTGTATATTGTGTAGATGGAAATGGAGACCCTAATAATCAAGGATTTGCACCTCAAAATAACTTGTAATAGTAAAATATAAAAAATATGAAAAATATACAATCAATAATAGAAGGAACTTGGATAGAATTAATACAAGTTCAATTAACAGAAGAACAAACAACTCTTTTAATGTCTAAAGAAGAGTCAGATAAAGAAGCTAAAGAAGCTCTTATCCTAGAAATTAAAGCTGAAAGAGAACAACCTGCTTCACAGGAAGATGCTGAAATAGCTCAAACTAAATATGAGGAAATTAAACCTACTTTAGAAGAAGGACAAACTTACCAACTAATTGCTATGAATGCTTTGATTTCTGAAGGAAAAATAAATGGTATCCTTAACTGTAGAGTTAGTGGAGAGCATAAACAAATTAGATTTTAATTAAAAACTTTTATTCAGTAAACTCAAAATTAATTCTCATATTTGCAATACATCTAAATTATATTTATGCCAGACTTTGCAAATGAAAGAGAAAAAAATATAAGGTTCCAAGTTAGTTTAAATGAGGAACAAAAACAAGCAAAATCTGTTATACTAGAAAATAGTATAACATATATTGCAGGAAAAGCAGGAAGTGGAAAGACTTTAGTATCTTGTCAAGTAGCCTTAGATTTGTTTTTTAAGAAACAAGTTAAGCACATTATAATAACAAGGCCCGCTTTAGAAGCAGGAGAAAAACTAGGTTTTTTGCCAGGAGGGTTAGAAGATAAATTAGATCCTTATGTGCAAGCTATTTATCAAAATTTTTATGCTTTGTATAAAAAAGATAAGATAGATAACATGATAAAGGAAGGGTCTATACAAATAAAACCTTTTGCGTATATGAGGGGAAGTACATTTTGTGAAGCTGTAATTATAGTGGATGAAGTGCAAAATACTACTGAAAGCCAAGTAAAAATGGTGATGGAGAGATTGGGTAAAGGAAGCAAGATGATGTTATGTGGAGACGTTAATCAAATAGATTTAAGTAAAGGAGTAACATCAGGAATAAAATTTTTAGAATTTTTACAAGAACAAGGGTTGAAAAAATTTAGTAAAATTGTTTTAAAAACTAACCATAGAGATCCAATTGTAGAAGAAATATTAAACTTATACGAAAGTTTCAAAAATAAATAAAATGAATTTAAATTTAGAATTTAGTCAGCATAGTTGCAAGTATATTTATGTAAATAATACTTCTGAGTACGATTTGACATTAGGCAATATTGTATCTACCTATGTTAATATATTAGTTCCAGGTCAAACTGAAACTATAAAATTATTAATTCCTTTTGAAGGCCAGCTTATTTTAAATGCTAAAAATCTAGGCCAACAAACTAATCTTAGTAAATATTTACAAGATATAGCAGAAGGCTATTATACTTTAGAATTAGTGGTTGAGCAGCAATTAGATCCTAATAGCCCTATTGTAACTAATAGCGAAACTTTTTGCTATTTTAATACATGCCAATTAGACTGTACTATTGATAAAAGAACCTTAGATCTTTTACAAAATAAATGTTGCAATGAAAATGATTGTACAGGTAAATTAAGACAAGAAACAAGAGATATTGAGACTTTGAAACTATATAGAGAAGGATTAAAATCTTCTGCCAGTCTTTGTAAAAAAGAAACTGCCACGGAAATATATGAATGCCTTCAATACAAATTAGAGGTGCTAAACATTGATTGTGGCTGCAAATAAATAAAAAGATGACATTAAGTACTTATAAAGATTTATTGTGTAATTTAGATGCTCAAATTTCAAAATTAGTGCAATCTTTCTGTAGATCAGAAACTTACGGATATAAAGTTTGTAAGGATAAACTACAAAAGTTAATTTACATAAAGCAATTACTAGAAAATAACTTTAACTTACCAGAAATGAGTAAGTTATTTTTTAGTTGTACTAGCAATGAAGATGGTACCATTAAAACTATAAAAAGATTCAATAAGA